GTTCTTTCACGCACTTTGTGCGGTTTCTTTGACCATGAGCATTGTGATAACGCAGTTTGCGACCGCAATGTCTCATGCTACAGTGGTCGACACGCCATTGTAGGTGTATTAGTGTTACCGATGAATTACCAGAAGTTCGAGAAGGGAACGCGTATGGTCAACCGTACAAAGTCACTTTCAAGCCGAACTTGAATCGCAAGCATACACGGGGAAAACGTGGTACTAGCGAGGTGACTTTGAATCAGGAATTCTTAGACTATAGGGGTAGTCGTGATCGTCAGCTTAACGATAAGTCGCGAGACATTGCTAAGCTGTCTAGGTCACAAGCTCGGGCTTACCGAGAACGTGGTGCTCGAGATAAACCCTATAGGGTCGGTAGTAAGGCTGACGAGTCTGTCAGTAAAGTTGTTGATGCTGCCCGTTCTGGCATGCGTCGTCGTATACAAACTGGGACGAACTTTTCAGTACGTCATGTTCGCCCTGAATTTGCCGGTGCCTTGGTTAATGAGGCAAAGAGCAAGTTCAAGTTTGCGACACTGGCAGATCGCGTCAGGCTACGTCTCAAGAAGAAACTTGTTGTGTCATCGTCATTAGATGTTAACAAAGTTGTTGCATTCTGGAGGCGGAATCATGACATACCCCCATCATTGAAATTAATGTCTCGGCCTGCTGTATTAGAGGCCGATTGGAGTGGGGTTGACCGCAAGGTCAAACGTGCAATTTTTGCTCGTTTGGGTCAGTGTCATATTGATTTGAAACTCGTTGTCGACAAGTGGAAACAAAATCGAGAGGTTGATCCCACTATTGATGTCGACGAGTTGAAATCGGCTGATTGGTCGCTGTATTCTAATAAGCTTAAACGCCAAATTATTTCTGCTTTATTGTTGCGGTCGGGGAATGTTGAACAGAATCCCGGGCCGACTTTATGCCCTAATGATAATCAGCGCATCGTGGGTTTTAGGAAATTCATACACAAAGACAAACCGTTTTATGTTTGCCCATTGTGTGATGTTAAGTTGATACATACTGATAATCCCAGTGTTCACTTACACCCATCCCAGGTTGACTTGGTTATGAACGATGATGTCTCGGCATCGCCGTGCAACCCTGTCTCTACCACGACTGCCGCATTACCCATTAGTTCTCCGACTGTAGTTACTAGTGAAACTGCAGTTCAATTGAAGCGACCTGTTAGTATCAGTCGTAGTACGCCATTGTTGGTTAGTTATTGCCAACCGGAAACTATAATGAAGTTGATTGCTATTTGTTTAGGAATGGCAGTCATTTATTATGGTTATTGGTGGATCTTATTGATTGTTTATGGAGTGGTATGGTATAAAACGAGACCTAAGATTTCTGTTGCTAAGGCTACTAGTGCTTTGGGTGGAGTCATTGTTGATTGGCGCGTGGAACGTGATGTCATGCGCCAACTCACGAATCGGCCCAGGTTAATGCACTTTTCTATTGACCGTAGGCAATTGGATATACCATATTTGGGCGAGAGAAGGATAGTCACACATCGTAATATCGCTGAGGTGAAGTCGCCATTGACGTTGGTTAATTTAAGTGCCAAGCGTTTTGAACCTAGGCCTATATGGCCTGCGTTCTTGGTGTTTATCACTTTTGCGTCATATCTAGGTGCCTTTTTGTGCATCCAGTGGCAGGTATTGGAAGGACGTACTTCTTGTTACAATACTAGCCATGACGCTGTCATGTGTGCGACACTCTATCCGTTTGTTAATATGCGCCTATTCCATATAATAACAGCAGTGGTCGTATTGTGTCAAATGGTTTATACCATTTGTTCATTGTGCATACCTACCTATACAATTCAAAATTTGTGTTATTGCCCCCACTTAGTATCATGCGTTCTGTCTGATTTTGACAGATTTGTTGATAAATCTGTTGCATGGGCTACATGCCGTTCAAAGATGCGGCGAGTATGCTCGTTGCCATTACCAGACGTTGATCAAGCATTGATTTGGGAGGGCCCAGAGCTCATTGTCTTGCACTTACTGGAGTCCCGGGCTTTTATGCGCCGGGGCCCAGTAAGTATGGGACTGGGCTCTTGAACATTCACCATACATCGCGTAAGGTATTCGCAGAGGGTGCTAGGTTTGGAGAAATCAACCTGAATGCGCCCGCGGATGCCTTACATAAGTGCGGGGCTTCTGTGAGAGTATGCGGAGTCAGGAAGCCACGCCGTCGGATGTATAGGAGGTTGCCAAGTTGTGCAGTACCCGGGTTCGTCCCTATTTGTATGGATTCGAACGACCCGCAGGTTATTGACTATGCGTTTAAGCAGCGCTTATTGCGCGAAATACCGGATCCTGATGATGATTTCATTGATAATTTTAAATGTGTGGTCAATGAGTACGTCCAGGCTAATTATCCGCAAGTCCAACCATTGGAATTTGAAGACTGGTTAAGTTCGACTTCATATACAGACGAGCAGAAGGATAAATTCCGTGTTGTGTATAAGGAGTTGAACGGTGGCCCACCTACGAAGAAACAATGTGCGCACATTGACACATTTGTCAAAACTGAGTGTTATCCTAGTTATAAACATGCTAGAATGATAAATTCTCGTTGTGATGCGTTCAAAGTTTTTTCTGGTCCTAGGTTTAAGGCAATTGAACAGGTTGTCTACCTTGACCCTCATTTTATAAAACACATTTCAGTACCGGATAGGCCTGCCTTAATTGCGGCGTTAATTAATGCTGGTTGCAGGTACTACAATACTGATTTCACGGCATTCGAAAGTCATTTTACGCCAGAGTTAATGGATGCTTGTGAATGTGTTTTGTATAGGTGGTGTTTGCGTAATGACCGTTACGTTGAAGTGTTGTGCAGTGCCATTACAGGACGCAATTCTATGCGGACACGTAGTGGCTGTTATGCCGATGTTATGGGACGTCGTATGTCTGGCGATATGTGCACTTCTTTAGGTAATGGTTTTACGAACTTGATGCTAATCCATTATTTATCTGTTAAGCATAACTTCATCTATGATGGTTATGTTGAAGGTGACGATGGTATATTTGCGATTTGCAATTTTGAATTGACTAAAGACCATTACCTTGCTTGTGGTTTTAGCATCAAAATTGTTGAATTGCCGTCACCGTGTTTGGCATCGTTTTGTGGATTGGTATGTGGCCGCGATTTACAGATAATTCGTGATCCGTATCGGTTCATTCAAAAGTTTGGTTGGACGCACTCTCTTATTTATGCTGGTGATAGAATTATGAATGAGCTCTTGAGAGCTAAAGCACTATCAGCTGTGTATGAGAGTCCGCATTGTCCCATAGTAGGAGTCTTGGCTCGTTATGCGTTATCTGTCACACGTGGTTGTAATCCCCGGTTTGTTGACGATGGTTACCACACATTACCACCTGACGAGTTTTCGATTCCTGAGTTTAGCCCCAGTCTTGAGACAAGGCAGCTGTTTCAAGATTGCTTCAGCATTAGTGTGTCTGAGCAATATATTATGGAGTCATTAATAAATCAAGGTAAGTTTGATTTGTTATCACCGTTGTTATTACGTTGTTTGAGTAATGACGACTTCATAAATAAGACAACTCGTGCTGTTGATATGTTAGACTATGAATCCAAGTATGTAGTCGCGACGTAGTAGTTTTCAAATACCC